GAGCAAGGCGCTGGTTTGCACGGATCGTCCGTGCGAACCCGCGCCTGTTTGCGCACTGGCGCCTGCTGTATGTCGATGGTCGAACATCGGGAGCCGTATGAAGTGAGAGCTTCACGTACGGTTCTAGGAGCGCGTGGGGGTGAGATTCCCCTGCGCGACTCGCCACGCCATGGTCGATACCGACGCCGGCCGGCACGACGAATGTGTCGTTGAAGGCGTAGGCCGCCCAGGCCCGAAACCCGTTGCTCAGGGGACGAAGTTTTCCCCCGTCCAGCCCTCGAAGGCAAAGTTGCCGAAGTCGTTGCTGCCGTCGATCGTGGCCCGCAGCTTGTTCGCGTCGATCGCTGCGCGTCCCACGTTGACCAGGCTGCCGACCTGACCGATGCCGGCGCCTTGGCGCACATAAGGCCCGGCGCCGCCGCTGACGCTCTGCGCGATCGCCACCATGGCGGCGCCGAGCTGGCTCCAGTCATCCTTGCTCGGTGTCAGCCCGCCGCGGATCACCGCGTTGCGGATCTCCTCGGCCAACTGGTTCAGGAACCAGGGCGGGATGACCGTCGGCGCCTTGCCCAGCACCGGGTCCGGATTGACGAACAGCCCCGGCGTGCCGGAGACGGGGGCGAGCGCGTGCTGCCCGAGCGGGACGGTGCCCGAGGCGATGTTCCGGTCCACTTCGCGCTCCTGTTAGCTGTAGGCGATCTGCAGCAGCGTCTGCGCCGGCTTCATGCGGGTCAGCAGGCAATACAGCGCCTGCTGCGCCCAGCCGGGCTCGGGGGGCGCGTTCACCCGCCAGACATGCACCCAATCCTCGGAATAGACCGGCCCCGGCACGTCGCCGGCGCGGAACGGGCGGAACTCCGTCACCGTGACCGCGATCCCCAGCGACGCCGCCAGCGCCTGGGCGTGCGGCACCGACTGCCCGCCCCGCGTCATGATCCGCGCCCGCACCGCGGCCTGGCGCAGGGCCAAGGTCGGCAGCGCCCCGGCGCACGGGTCCGGCAGGCCGAGCGTGCTCTCCCACTCCGGCAGCATCTCGACCAAGTTCTCGCCGGCCGGGCTGTCGTCGAGCAGCTCGAGCGCCCGCTCGTCCATGCGCGCATAGGTCGGCGCGAGCGACGCCGCCACCACCGGCTGGGTCGCGCCGATCTCCTTCGGCCAGGCGGCGCCGGACGGCAGCAGCTTCAGCAGCGCCTGGGCGTAGTCGTCGGCCGTGCGCGTGACGAGCGGCAGCCCGTCGCCGATCGGGATGCCGGCCTCGTCGAGGATCGCAAGCCCGGCCTCGTCCAGGATGGTCGACATCGTCCTGGCTCAGCCTTCGCGGTCGCTGGGGTCGTCCTCGAGCGCCTCGCTCTTGGCCGGCTCTGGCGGCGCGACCAGGCGGACATGGTCGCGCATCTCCGCCTTCAGCCGGGCCGAGGTCGGGCTCGGATGGTCGTCCAGGAACTCGGCCAGCCGGCTCATGAACGGCCCAGGAACAAGGTACTGCAAATCACCCTCCCGCTTGTGCAGGCGAGTAGAGTGCAATTCTCGCGTCGATCGATCCGCGCTTCGGCCGCGGCCCCGCCATCCGCCCCCTGGGGAAACCCGCCATGCGCGGCCTCGGCCAGGTCGAACATGGTGTAGAGCACCACCGTCCCGAGCCCGGCGCCGAGCGGATTTGAGCCACACCCGCGTCACCCCCGGCACCGTCCGCACCCAGGCGTCGTAATCGTCGGCGCTGCCGCCCTGCGGCGGCGCCGGGTAGCCGTATTGCCCCTGCGCCAGCCCCGCCTGGCCATACGCCATCGCCCGCAGCGGCGAGCGCCGCAGCAGCGCCGGCAGCCCAGTGCCGATCAGGATGTCGTTGATCGCCTGGTCGCGCAGGTTGGTGACCGTCGGCCGTGCGAACATCAGACCTCATCCCAAACAAAGCTGAAGCGGCTCACACCGGTCACCTGCGTCACCGTGATGGCGATCGCCAGCAGCGAGCCCTGCCAGGCCGTCTGCACGTCCACCGCCCGCGCGACCCCGTCCTCGATCAGCCAGGCCAGCGCCGCCTGGCCGTAGTCGCGCGCGCGCAGCAGCGTCTCGTTGCTGTGCTTGGCGCGGCGCAGCTCGAGCAGCCGGCAGCCCCAATCGTCGTCCTCGTACGTGTTGGCCCACCAGCCGGGGTCGGTGAACAGCGACACCACGATCGCGCTGGCCAGCTCGCTGCCGACGACCAGGTCGGCCGGCCCGAGCGCGAAATCGGCGCGCAGATTGGCCCCGTCCCACAGCAGCGCGACGTCAGCCATGCGGCGCCCCCACGCTGCCGCCCTGCGGATCGTCGTGCACGTGCGCGGTGACGTGCACCGGCGTCCCGTCCGCCCGCGCCGTCACCTCGCCGGTCACCTCGAGGTCGCCCTCGATGCGCACCTTGCTGCTGGTCGTGATGGTGACGGCGCCGGCATTGGCGATCACCACCGGCTTGCCGCCCGCCTGCACCTCGATCCGGTCGCCATGGAACAGCACCGAGGCGCCGAGATGGTGCGACAGCCCGACGACGCCGTCGGCCAGACCCTGCAGGTGGTAGCGCGAATCGTTGACGCCGAGGCACAGCGCCTTGCTGGGATCGCCGCCGCCGAACAGCACCGCCATCTTCGCCCCGGGCAGCGGCCGCGAGATCACGCCGTGCAGCGCGAACATCGGGATGTTGTCGCGGTCCTGATACTGCGACAGCTGCGCCTGCATGCCGTTGATCGCCGCGTTGTTCTTGCTGATGCCGGCCGTCGCGATGACGATCGACATGCTGCGACTGTACTGGACGGTCACCCCTGATCCCTCCGCCCGTCGCGTCGCGCGGCGAGCGATTGCGAAAGCGCCTGAGAGAGCTGCGGGTCGAAGGCGGTCTGCGGCGCAGGCCGCGGCATGAAGGCTTCCTTCGGCATCAGCGTCACCAGGCTGCGGGTGCCGGGGCCCAGCCCCTTGATCAGCGTCACCTGCGTGATCAGCCAGGTCAGCTTGGCGAGTTTCAGCGCCGGCATGTCGACGCTCGCCGGTGTGTTCGGCGTCCACAGCGCCCCGGCCGCATCCCGCCAGAGCGACACCTGGGCCGAGACCGCCTGCGAGCGGCCGTAGCGCCGCGCGCACTCCCATTGCGCCAGCAGCTCGGCCAGCTTGAAGTCGCCCACAAACTGCGGCGAGATCACGAAATGCGGGCGATACCGGTCTTGCCCGTCGAGCCGCTTCTGGCCACCGAACGCACCGAGGTCGCGCACCGGCTGCAAGTAGTTGCCACTCGTGCCATCGGGTCGGGGCTGCTGCATTTGATCGTCGAAGGCGTGGAACGCCGGTAGGTAGATGGTGAACGATCCTGCTTGCGGAACGCGACCTGCGCCTCGATGACGCTGCCCGGCAGGGTGAAGCCGGAGGCGGCCGTCTTGGTGCCGACCTTGGCCAGCACAGGTTGCCGTCGACCCCGTCGGTCAGGATCATCTGCCGCACCTGCGCATAGGGCTCGAGCACGTCGTAGACCGTCGCCCCGAGCGGGATGGTGAATTGCGGGATCCCGTCGGAGATCGACGCCAGCGGCGGACCCTCGCCATCCGGCGCCGTCACCGTGATCCCCAGCGGCTTGCACAGGTCCTGGGCCAGCTGCAGCAGGGTCGGCGCCGAGAACGTCATCCGCGACGTGCTCTCCTGGCCCGACGTCACCCCGGCCGCGCAATCCACCAGGTCCTCGGTGCCCGAGCGGCCCACCACGGTGATCTCGTGGCCCTTGGTGCTCACGCGAGCCTCATAGGTGTCGATGTAGCCGGTCAGCACCAGGTCCGCCCCGACCTTCAACTGACAGGTCTGCCCGGGCTCGATCGCCACCAGTCCGGCCTGCCCCGGCAACCTCTCGGTCACCCGCAGGACGAAGTGAGACGGGAACAGCTCGATCCCGCGGACGATCTGCACGTCCTGCCACCCGGAGAACGCCTCGCCGGCGATCAGCAGCGTCACTGTGTCATCCGGACCGGTGGACGCCGGCGCCGTCATCGCGACAGCACCTGCATGGTCGTCGGCATGAACAACGGGTGGACCGGGCCGACTCGCCGGACCAGCTCGTCGGCCCGGCGGGCATCGTTGTACAGAAGAGCCGCTACAACCAGATGCGGTTGGCTCTCGCCGAAGGTCACGGTCTTGAGCGGAGCCAAATCGGCGCCGCGCGCAGTCAGGTCGGCGACGACGGCAACACGCAGCATGATCAGGGCGTTGTAGACCGCGTCGTCCCCCGCATCCCCTGCGGCGGTGATCTCGACATCGCAGGCGCCGGTGACCTGCCCCAGCAAAGACTGTGCATCGTCATAGCTGGCCGGCTCGTAGGCGCTGCAAGCGACGGCAAGCGCGACCAGGCTCAACTGCCGGCACAGGACGCCGAGGGGCCCGGGCCCGCCGATGCCGACGAGCGCCGCAAAGGCACTGATCCGATCGGCCGGATTCGGCAAGGCAGTGGCTACCGCAGCCAGGACGGCCTGAACGGTGGGCGGAACGTCCGCACCATTGTCGATGGCGGTGAGCATGGCATCGATCGTGACGCTCACGGCCGCCCGCGCCGCCGTGGCGGCCGCGACCGCAGCGGATTCGGAGGTGAGCGACGGATCGACGACCAGGGCCGCGTAGCGCCCGAAGTCGCCCCCACCGAGGCCGTAGACAGCGTTGAGGGCGGACGATGCGTTGGAGACCAAGCCGAGCGCGAGCCCACCGAAACCGAGCGCATCGCCGAGCAGCAGCCCCGGCAGTCCCGTGACGTCGTGCACCAGACCGAGTGCCGCACCGAAGATGGACCCGACATAGGCAAGGCCGGCACCGATCGTGCCCTGCACGAAACCCACCGCGCCGGCGATCGTCGCGCGTACCGTGGCGATGCCGCCAAGGATTGTGGCCCTGAAGGATTGCGCCGCCGCGAGCGTCGCCTGCGCCCCCAGCAAGGTCACCTGGCCGCGGGTATCGGCCTTCAGCGCCGGATAGGGTGCGTCGGCCTCGTTGGCGACGAACTCGAACTCGATCTCTGCGTAACGACCGCGATCCTTGCGATGGGCATAGCGGCAGCCGTTGACGATCGAACCGGTCCTCGAGCCGTAGACGGGATGCACCAGCTCGGCCTGCCCGGGCCTCTGCATTGCGTCGAACAGGGCCAGGACCTGCTGCCGCGCATCGTCCCCGATCAAAAAGCCGGTGACGCGGATAATAAAGGCGGCAGCGCCGAGGTCCTCGACCCAGACTGCCTTCTGTTCACGGAACGGGTAGACATGCACCGCCGTGTTGCGGCCGGAGTTGGCCTGCGACGCTTCGACGAAGAACGGGATGCCGCGCCAGGAGGCCGGCCGCAGATCGTCTTGCCAGGCCATCAGCTGCCCCCGAACGCCGGATTGAAGCCCGCCTCGGGCATGGCGCGGCGGACGCGCACGCCGCCGATCTCCGCCCCGTCACCTTGCGTCGTTGCGCGCATGGTTACGCCCGCTGGAACATTGTTGTGTTCGACGACAATGCTAACGGTGTTCTGCCCGTTGTTGTCTCGGGTCGCACTCGAGCCGGCGGCAAGCGGATTGGACAGCCCAGGCGACCGGGGCGCACTCTGCGCGTCGCTCCAGCGCCGGTCCCAGATACTAGCTTGAGCAGCGCGGTTGGAGGCTTCCACGCTCCCATTCGCCGGGCGCTCGTATTTTTGCGAGACCACGGCAGCCGCTTCGGCCGCCGTGGTCGTCTGGCGCAGTGCGTCGCCGGCCGCACGCTCGGTGTGCCGCAGCTCCCAGTCGATCGCCCGGACCTGGTCGGCATAGCTCATGCCGATCACGCTGCGGCCCATGCCCGCCGCCATCTTGGCGCGCCGGTCCGCATGCCACTGCGCGATGCCGTAGGCCTGGCCGTTGTCGCCCACGGCGCCCTCGTTCATCCCGCTCTCGCGATGGACATTGGCCATGATCCCTGCCGCCTGCGCCGGCGACCAGCCAAGGCCGACGAGAATGTCGCGCCCCTCCCGCCCGCGCCGCTCCTGCTCCCTGTTCGTCGGCGCCGGCGCCGCCGACGAGGTGAGCGGCACGCCCGGTCCGTGTCCGCGGCCCATCCGCTCGCTGGTGGTCGCGTATAGCTCGGAATTTACGCCGGCCCGGCTCGCCTGGCCCGCCAGCGCGATCGCCTGGTCTCGCCGGGACAGGTTGGACGGGTCGCCGGTCGAATAGCCGTTGCCTTCGACGCCGGGTTGCCCGGCCGCATCGGCTACGAACTGATCGTGCCAGAGCCGACCGGGCAGCTGCACCAGCCGGATCACTTCGCGCAAATTGTCGATCGTGTGGCTGACCCGATTGCCGAAATCGTCCGCCCGCACGGCCGCTTCGCCGAGGATGTGCCCGAACCGCTCGGCGCCTTGGCCGACCTGGCTCCAGTTGATGCCGTCGAGGGCGGTGCCGATATGTTCGAACGTGTCGCCGATGTCGTGATCGTGCCGCTGCACCCAGTTGGACAGGTTCAGCAGCATCGGCGTCAGGTGCGGCTCGAGCGCCGTCATCACCGTCATGCCGAGCTTCTCCGACGCCAGGCTCAGCCGCCCGGTGGCATAGGTGAACCGCTCCGAGCTCTGCTCGTATTTGTCGAACGATCCGTAGATGTTCTCCACCTCGCGCCGGTTCGCCTCGAGCGCCTCGCGGCCGCGCATCAGCATCGGCAAGGCCGAGCTCGGGATGCCGATCGCGTTGGCCAGCCGCTCCGCGTTGCGCGGGTCGGTCTTCGCCAGCCGGGTGATCTGGTCGACCACCTCCGGCAGCACGTCCTCGGCCCGCTTGGCGCCGGTCGCCATGCTGCCGATGTTGATCCCCATCGTGGAGAACAGCGCCGCCGCCTGCGGATTGCGCCCGAACACCGCGTCCGCGATCGTGTGGTTCAGCCCCAGCATGGCCCCGTCGGCATCGCCGGCCGACAGGCCCATCAGCCGCGCCGCGCAGCGCATGCTGTTCAGCCCGGCCGCCGACGTGCCAGCCAGCCGAGACGTATTCTGCAGCTCCACGCCCATGCTGGCATAGCGCGTGGTCAACTCGGCCACCCCGGCGATCGACGCGGCGCCCGCCAGCGCGCCGAGTCCCGGCACGATGCGCGCCGCGGACGCCGTCGCGCCCAGCCCGCCGCCCAGTCCGCCGACCAGTCCGCCCCGGGCGCCGCCATACAGCTTGGCGAGCTGCTTCTGCACGCCCCCCAGGCCGATCCCGCCGGAATCCGTCTTGCCGATCTTGCGGTTGACCTGCTCGGCCAGCGCCGCGGACAGCGCGTCGGTCTTGGCCGAGATCGCAATGTCGACATGCGGGTCAGCCGCCATCGCTTTCCCCCCCAGTCCCCGTCTGCGTCAACGCGATCGCCTGGTCAGCCCACCACTGCAGCTCCGACCCGGTCACCGCCATCGCCTCGGCCGGCCCCCAGTGGAACAGCAGCGCCAGATGCGCCGTCAGGCGCTCCCAGTCCGCCGGCCAGGCTGGATAAAACCCTGCAAATAGGCCTGCGCGTCGTTCAGCACCGAGACCGGCAGCTGCTCGGCCACGTCGAACGGCAGGCCCGACGCCTCGGCCACCAGCACGATCTGGAAATGCCGCGCATTGGCCACCGCCGCGCCGCCGCGCAGCGCCGTCTCCGCCCGCCGCCGCATGCCCACGGTCGGCTCGCACAGCGACAGCCGCTCATAGGTCACCCCGCCGGACACAAGCGGCGCCGGCAGCGCCAGATCGAGCTGATCAGGTTGCGACTCGCGCCGCCCGCCGCTCTCCGAGTCGAAGCCGGTGACGAACTGGCGCGCCCGGTGCATCACCGAGATCCTCAGCTTGTTCAGCACGTCTTCCGACAGACCCGAAACGGCGCCGATCAGCGCCATCTCGAACGCGCTGCTGCTCTCGGCGGTGATCCCGTCCGACAGCGTCCGCTCGGCCTCGCGCATCTCCCGGCCGGTCGGCTCGCGCAGACGCAGCGCCGCGACCGTCCCGCCCGCGTGCTCGAGCGCCGGCTCGAGCGCGATGTCGAGCCTGCGCTCAGAGCCCACGCGGGCGCTCCGTGACCGTGACGCCGATCCACTTGGTGGTGTACGTGGCGTCGTCGTTCTTGACCACCGGGGCTTCCATCATCGTCATGGTGTGCCCGGCCACTTCCTTGCCGTTGGCCAGCTGGACCAGGAGCTGCCGGTTGCCGACGTTGTAGTAGTCGGCGACCCGGGTGATGCCGGTGTCGAGCATGTCGAAGCTGATGTAAGGCTGTCGCCCTCCTCGCTGTAGCCGACCAGGCTGCCGTCCATCCCCATGATCGGGTCGCGCTTGGTGCTGTTCGGCTTGTACTCGCAATTGCCCTTCGCGGTGATCGCGATGCCGTCGATGAATGCGCTCGCGATGCCCGCGATCCGCCCCGGTCCTGCCATGATCGTGCTCCTGGATTAGCTGGGGTTAGCTGGGCTTCGAGAACGCGACCGAGATCGCCATGATGCGGAGCTGGCCCATCAGCCGGATCGGCGCATAGACGTTCACCCGTCCGCCGCCGGCCAGCTCGACCCGGCTGGACAGCGCGAACCCGTCCGCGTCCTGGCACACGCCCAGCACCTCGCAGAGGTAGCGGTAGCGCGTGTCCACGGTGGCCTTGATGACCGCTGGATTGACCAGCGCCGACCCGGCCGGGATCTTCACGTTGTCCGCGGTCAGCTTCGAGCGCGCGAAGATCGTGCTCAGGAAGCTGTCGAGGTCGCGGCACACGTAGCCCAGGCAGTGCATCGTCTCGCAATTGAGATACGACGTGTCGACCGCCCCGGCCGCGTTGAGCTGGTTGGTCGTCACCAGCCGCTCGATCACGACCGCGCCGCCGACCACCTTGTAGGTGCTCAGCCCGTCATACAGCAGCGTGTTGCGGTCGACCGGCGCGAAGCGGCGCTGCGGCGACGGCGCCGGGATGTTGGTCGAGAGGTATTGCAGCGGCAGCGCCGGGTCCGCGCGCACGCTTTCCATCACGGCCGCGGCATAGTCGGCCGCGATCTGCGGCGGCGAGAGCGGGCAGCCGTCCATCGGCAGCACGGTCAGGTGCTGGTCGTTGCGCGAGGCCCCGAACGTGGTGGCCGCCGACAAATTGGCCGAGCGCGCCGCGTAGACGTGCCCGTAGCGCTTGTGCTGCCAGGACCAGCGGCCGGTGTTGTCGTCCATGAACGACCGCAGCGCATCGAGGCTGGCGCTGTCGCTGTAGGCGGAGACCACCACCTCGAAGCCCATGTCGGCCAGCGACAGCAGCGGGACGGCCAGCGACGGGTTGGTGGTGCCCCCGGCCATCGCCGTCATCGTCACCGCGATCCCGGCCGGCACCACCTCGCCGCCGAGCGGACCGCGATAGGCCATCCGGATATCGAGGTCGTTGCCGGCCAGGCCCTTGTTCTTGGCCGTGTAGGTCACGGTCCCGGCGCTGACCGCGGCCGTGACCGGCAGGTCGGGCAGCGCGTTGACCGCTGCCGCGGCGGCGGTCGCCAGCTGTGCCGCCGCCATGCCGGCGGGGACCAGGACCGGCACGGCGACGAAGTTCACATAGAGCGGCAGCGTGCCGGCCACGCTCGCGACCCCGCTGAGCGCCGTGCTGCCGGTGGCGGCGACGGCGGCCGGGTCATCGGCCAGCGGCAGCACCCACACCTCGCCGAAGCTGTCGCGGGCGCGCGATTGCCCGACCATCAGCGCCAGCATCGAGCCGTAGCCGGCATTGGCGCGGGCGTCGGCTGCACCGAGGCTGATCGCCGGCACGCCGACCACGCCGAGCGCCGCATAGGGCGTCCCGGCCAGCGCCTGGCCGATGATCAGCGTGCGGAGCTGCTGCTGCCCGGAATTGGCGCCGGAGCCGTCGATGTCGAAATAAGTGCCCGGGACCCGCAGGTTGGCCGGGATATGGCTGAATGCGATGGTCACGTCGCGCTCTCCTCATGCGGGGTTGGCGCGGCGGCGACCTCGACGCCCCCCTCGGTCAGCCGCCGCAGCCAGTATTCGCTGTCGGGCTTCTCCTCGCCGGCGACATCGAGCGGCTGGAACGTCAGCGGGTCGCGCACGGTGTAGCGCGGGCCGAATCCAGCCTCGGCCATCCCTGCCGGGACCGGCGCGGGTCGAATAAACATCGGATCCTCCTATTGCGGCGGATGGGAATCGAAGGTCACCGGCGCGCCGTGATCGGCGCCCGGGATGGTCGTGTGGATCAGCACCAGCGGCTCCCCGGCGTCGGGCTCGTATTGCTGGTAGACCCGGCAGCCGAACATGATCGTCGCCTCGCCGATCATCTGCTCGCCCTCGGCCGAGACCACCGACAGCGTCTCGACGAACTCGAAGCGCTCGATCGGCTCGACCACCGCCGGCGTGCACAGGATCGCCGCCTGCACCTGCTCGATCAGCTGGTCGAGCAGCGCCTCGGTCGCCTGCTCGCTCGGCCCGGCCACCCGTGCCATGATCGCCAGCGTCATCACCGTGCTGAATTGCGGCGCGCCAAGGCCGGCGGTGTCCTTCCGCTCGGCCGGGGTCGCCACCAGCAGCGCCGGCAGCTCCTCGATCTCCATCGGCTGCGCATGGTCGGAATAGACCCGCCGCCCCGCCAGCGTCCGGGCGCCCAGCAACCCGGCCACCGCGAGCGCCCGCAGCCCGGCGCGCGAGAGGCAATCGGCCGCCAACCCCATGCGAAATTCCTCAGGCCGACTTGGTCAGCAGCAGCATCGCCCAACCCTTGCCGTCGGGCCGCGTCTCCTGGACCGTGAACGCCTGCCCCGGCAGCAGCTTCGGCAGCACGATCGCGTCGCCCTTGGCCGGCGACCCGAACGGGAACTGCCGCAGCTGCACCCCCAGCACCGGCCGCGCGGCGCTGACGTTGCCGCCGGCGCCGGCGCGCTGGCCTTCCTGCGCCCCGCCGCCGAACGGCTGCTGCTGCAGGAAGGCGCGGTCGAACACGCCGGTGACGGTGACCGGGAGCTGCCCCTTGGCCGTGAACACCACCTCGTCGCCGAACACATCGAGGCAGGGTCCGTTCACCAGCGTGTCGAAGTCGACCATGGTGGGTTTAAGCGCCCGCCCGCCCGCTCTGCAGCATCTCCGGCCGCATGCAGATATGCAGCGGATAGGCATCGCTCGTGCCGGTGAACTCGCGGATGTTCTGCAGCTCGTTGGCGTAGATGGTGTCGCCATGGGCCAGGCGCGGCACTTCGAAATAGCGCGCATGGCGCTTCTCGGTCACGCGCTCGCTGGGCGGGGCGGGGCGGGGCGGGGCGGGGCGAGGTGGGCACAACGCGCAGCACGCCGGTGCGGTCCTCGACCGCGAGCGCGGTGGTGCGGATCGGCAGCGGCTCGAAGATCCCCATCTCGCCGATGCTGACCGGGAGATAGGGGAAGCGCTCGATGTAAGACGTCAGCGAAACGGCGCTGAAGGCGTCGCCGCGGAAGACGTTGAGAATTTCCATTGAGGTCTCCTGTGCGCTGATGCGCCGGATAGGCCGCGCTCAGCGCGCGGAGGGGGGAAAGAAGAGTCGACCGGCTTAGCCGGCCGAGGGCGCGATCGGGCGGGCGACGATGCCGGCCGCAGCGAGCTGCGCCAGCGCGGTCGCCTGCAGCGTGGCGACGCTGCCCGACCCGGTGACGGCCGGGTCCCACTGGATCTCCGCGCCGTTGACCTCGGCGAGGCGCGTCACGACGGTCACCTTGCGGCTGCCGCCGGCCGGCACGAGCACCCGGTTGAACAGGAGCGCCGCCGCCGGTGCCACGCCGGTGTAGGGCAAATAGCCGCCGTCGCCGGGCGCCACCGTGATCTTGAAGCTGTCGCCGGCCGCGAACGCCGTGCCGCCGGCCGTGAGCGTGAAGCCGATGCCGCCGGCGCTGAACGGCGTGCCAGCGACCCCGTGGCCGATCTCCTGACCGTTGCCGCCCTCGACGGTGAAGCCGGTCGCGCTCTCGAGGTTGACGACATAGACGCCGGTCAGCGCGGGGGCGGCGACGGCGATGGCGCCGAAGGTGCCGTTGCCGGTGTTGGTGCCGAGCGGCGCGACGATGGCCGTGCTCGGGCTGTCGAGGCTCACCACCAGCCCGCCGGAATAGGGGATGTCGACCCCAGTGGGGTTGAAGAGCGGCTCCCCCGTTTCGGTCGCGACCATGTGGTAGGTGCCCATCATGAAGCCGGAGCTCGTGTCGAGCGGCGTGCCGGACGTGTATTCGAACGCGTCGCCCGGCTCCAGCACCGGCTGCTCGCCC